TCAGCCGACGGCGCGCCCGAGACCTTCGACGAGCTCGGCTCCGGGCAGCTCGAGCAGCGCGGCGCCCGGAAGAAAGAGCTTGCTGCCGCGCACTCCCCCGCCGATGACGACCTCGGCCGCCGCGGCCACCGCGGCGTCGACGAGGATGGGCCAGTCGTCGGGCAGCCCGACCGGCGTGATGCCGCCGTACTCCATGCCGGTGAGCGCGACCGCCTCGTCCATCGGCGCGAAGGAGGCGCTGCGCACATCCAGGCGCCGCCGCACGACGCCGTTCACGTCGGCGCGGGTCGTGGCGAGCACCATGCAGGCGGCGTAGCGCACCTCGCCGCCGCGCTTGCCCTTCACCACGACGCAGTTGGCCGAGGCCTCCGGCGCCACGCCGTACCGCTCGCAGAACGCCGCCGTGTCTGCGAGTTCCGCGTCGATCTCCGCGACGCCGATGCGCGCCGCCGCGTCAGGCGGCAGCAGGGCGAGACGATTCGCGACGGCGGGAGCGACGAGCTCCGGATGCCGCGTCGCGGCCTCTGCGGTCAGGGTTCCGGTGGCGGTCCAGGTCATCGCCTCAGGCTAACCGTCTCCGAAACCACGAAGCGCCCCGCGAGGGGGCGCTTGCAAGTGGTGGCGAGTGAGGGATTCGAACCCCCGAAGTCTAAGACGGCTGGTATGCGGTAGCGGTTACTTGGGGCTACTGACTACTACTGTCCCGCGTGTTTCTGCGGGCTCGGTAAGTGGAGGTAAGTCCAAGTAGCCCACGAAAACATCCACTAAATAGCCACGCAAACACCGAATGATGCCCCCGAGCCTCCCGCATGGGAAAGCCCGAGGGCATCAAGGGTAAGCGTTCTTATGGTGAACGTCAGGCCGATGGGTCGTTCTGCGCGGCGAGCTGCGCGGCGAAGTTCGCTGGGAAGTCTGCCAGGGCGGACGCGGGGATCGAGATCGGTTCGACCGGAACCTCTTCGAGGCTATCGCCGTCGTCTCGGACCACGACGGGCTGAATGATGAACTTCACGGCGCGGAGGCGGGCCACGGGTTTCTCCTTGGTCATGCGTGGGCGAGGTCGGCGGCGAGGTACTCGCCCCAGAGTGCGTACCCCTTGTCGCCGAGATGGGTGGTGTCCGACATGAGGCCGTAGGTGTTGACCGTGTAGTCCTGGCGGGCCAGTCGGGTGCCGAGGTCGGTGTAGGCGACGCCAGGCGTTGTCGCCGCAATGTCCTCGATCGCGTCGATGTACGCGGACCAGACCGACGCGGGGCCGGACGGGTACTGCCACCGCTCCTGCGGCGGGGCGAGCAGGATCGGCACGTTGGCGATCTTCGTGCGGATGAGCGTGATGACGTCGATCACGTCCTGCCGGTACTGGGTCGCCGTCCGGGTCAGACAGTCGTTGGTGAGGACGTCGTAGACCACCACGTCGGCGCTGGTGCGGGTGACCGCGTTCGCCCATGTGGAGTTTCCCCCGGTGGGAGTGAGGTCGTAGGCGGTCGCGCCTGCCTTTGCGCCGTTCCATCCGCGGATGCCGACCGTCTCGTCACCGTCGTAGAACATCGCACCCTGAACGTACAGGGCGGACGATGCCCCGGTGAAGGTGACCTCGATGGTGTGGCTTCCGCGGCTGGGGAGCGTGACCGGCACTTCCCACTCCGTGCCGGATGCGCCCTTGTGTCCACTGAACACGGTGGTCGACCCGTCGAGAACCACAGTGAACGTCGTACCGGAGCCATTGGAGGTGCCGACGATGGTGACGCTGGTGTGGTTCTGGACGGTGATGGTCGCCTTACCCGCGCCGGCCCCGCTGTCGGTTCCGAGGTTGGCGGTCAGTCGCCCGAGGCCGTAGCCGGACGAGGCGACGACGTTGCCCGACGTGGCGAGCGTGATGTCGGGGCTGATGGTCGACGTGATCGTGCCGCGCGGTGCGAAGCTGAGGTAGCCGTATCCGCCCGTGATGCCGAAGCGGCGGCGCAGCGCGGCCACGGCCCGGTGTGGGGTCGAGTTGGCGCGCGCGGTCGCGCCCTGGGCCTCGAAGAGGGAGTCCCCGAGGAACAGGACATCGACGCCCGCGGCGTGGGCGCGTGCGAGCGACCCGAGCCACCCAGACAGGCCGGTGCGTCCGGTGAAGCGGTCGAGGGTGGCGTTCTCGTTGCGGTCGAGGGTGCGCGAGGTTGGCATCTATCTTCTCTCTTGGTTATGCGGCGTCTACGGTGAGGACGCCCGACGAGTTGACCTTCACTCGCCAGCGGCCTCCGCTGCCGTCTGTGAGAATCAGACCCTTGCTGCTGCTGGTGAGCTCGAAGTCGTCGTCGGTGGCGAGCGTGTCAGCGGCCTTGCGGTACAGGTTCGTGTCCCGCGTCGCCGAGCCGGAGCCCCAGTTGTGCGCGCCGTCTGCAGTCACCACGAGCCGAGACACGGTATCGCCCTGCACGAGCACGTCGAGCGCGCGATCGGTGGACGTGAACATGTCGGCCTTGAACGCTCCGCCCGTCCCAGGGGAAGCGGTCGGGCGTGCGTTGAACCCCGCCTGCGATGCTGCGCTCCACACGGCGTTGACCGTGCCGCCCAGCGTGGCGTCAGCGGACCCGAAAGTGGCCTTGTTCGACGTGCGCGACAGCGTGAGCGCCGTGCCCGTGAGGGTTGCGCCGGCCCACCGCTCGAAGCGCATGTGGTTGTCCGATGCGGTCGAGTCGACCACCTGACGCCAGCGGCGCGAGTTGTTGCCGGACCACTCCGTCGTCCACTCGAACGCCTTCTCGTCCGTCGAGTTTCCCGCGATGCGGAGCACGCCGTGAACACCACCCGAGCGGACGATGAAGTCACTGTTGGCGGTGGCGATGTAGATCTTGTCGGAGCCGATGGTGTTGCCGGTCGGGTCCGCGATGGGGTCGTACAGCTTCAGCTCGAACCGGGTCTGCAGCGCGCCGGTCGCGTCGGGCGCTTCGATCGAGAAGTGCCCGTGCACTGCGCCCGACTCCTTGTGGAGCCAGTGCGTCGACAGCCACAGTGCGTCCTTCATCGGGTTCGTGGCCGCGTCGTAGGGCTGCTTCGGGTTGATCGGTAGGCGCCAGAGGATGAGGCCCTTGGCGTCCTGGTGGGCCACGTTGATGCGGATCGGCGACCCGTCCCCACGCCCGCTGACGTTGTGCGGCGACTGCCAGGACCACAGGTCGATCTTCGGCGTGTAGTCCGCGACAGCATCCGTGCGGTGCTGGTCGTCCTCATATCGAATCTTCGGCGCACCGGTGGTCGCAACAAACGTGGCCGATAGTGAGGCTTCGGAAAGGCGCCCCGACGACGTCAACTCATCAAACCCATCAAGAGTGTCCTCAACCTGAAGCACCCCCGTAGCCCTCGCGGAGTACGCGACCGCAGCATCAACCGCCTCAGCCACATACACACCAGCAGGCAGAGTCCACGACATCACCACCGGGCCATGCGCAGACGCCGCGTACCCCGCAGTACCCGACTCCACCACCACACCACCAGCATCACGCACCGTAACAGCACGCCCCCCGGCCGACGCGGGAAAAGAGAACGAGTACACAGGCACTACAACCACCCCTTACGGTGTCAGAACCAGGAGAACAGGAAACCCAGGAACGAGAGCGGGAACCCGACCGTGGTCCGGTCGTTGGTGATGCCGTGCGGCGTGAACTTCACTCGCCGTCCTCCGACTCACCCGGAACCACCGGGGGACGAGTGTTGAACGCAGCCAGCACGACACCGAGGATCAGCGGCACGGTCTCCGCGTCGATCCATCCCTGCTGGATGGCAAGGGCGCCGGCCGCGGCGAGAACGCCGTAGAGCCACCGACGAACGAGGTACCACTTGATGTTGCTCACTGCGTCTGAGACACGGTTGGTTGTGCTGTGCGGCATTGCTTCCTCCAAACAAGAAAGCCCCCCAGTGAGGAGGGCTCGGGTTGAGTAGTAAGTAGTGACGGGTTACCGCGGCAGATCGTCCGGCCACGGGGGTGCAGGGGTCCGCGGAGTCCCCTCGGAATGAATGTGCTGCCAGAGCGTGTGCGACCAGGACCGATACGCGTCACTCTTCTTCTCGAGCGTTTCCACGCGCCCCGACAGTCGCACCACCTCCGTTTGCAGGGCGGCGACGATCTTCCCCAGCGTTTCTCGGCGCCCGTTGAACAGGGCAACACCGCCCGCGATGACCGCCCCGCCGATTACCCCGATGAGTCCCCACAGGGCGGGGGGAACGGACACCAGAAACTCGATCATCAGAGGGCCACCGTTGCGCGGCAGAAGTCCACGAGACCGATGTCGCCCCACTGACCGTTCGACCACTGCTGGAACTGCGCCCGCGGATCCCACTGGCCGTTCGACCATGCGTAGGTCTGGAACGCACCCGAGATCACCCCGGCGTCGAACGCGGCCTTGACGACGTTGTAACCGCCGTACACCCACACCCGGTCAGGTCCGATGACGGACGCGGCACCCTTCAGCCCCTCGATGATCCCCGGCAGTGCAGAATCAGGGACTGACTTGTCGACGTTGAAGATGATCGGCCGGAACGGCAGACCCTCACGGATGCGATGCTCCTCAGCCTTCCGCGCCTGTGCTGCGCCGACCTCGAACCCGCTGATGATGTCCTCCGCGGACTCCTCGTACAGGTACGCCGGCACCTTGATCCCCGCCGCGAGAAGCGCATCGAACTCAGCGCGAGAGAGGCCCTTCGAGACGCCCTGGCTCCACGTCAACTGGTACAGGTAGCGGAGCGCGAACTTCACGCCACGGGAGGCGAGCTGCGCCGGGTCGGGTCGTGCGAACGAGTAGTCCACACCGAACGCGGTACCGACCGGGAACCCGGTCCCGTCCGACGCGATACCCCATCCCCCGTCAACCTTCAGCCAGCGGGAGTACTGGAACCGGGCGACCGCCTGGCTCGTCAGCGGGCCGTAGCCGCCGTCCACGTTCCCCGAGTAGAACCCGAGACCCTTGAGAAGCGTTTGAATCTGCGCGACAGTGCGTGACGCGACAAGCTTCATGCCACCAGTCGGCCAAGAACCCGTGTAACTGGCGGGGTCGCGGTACGCGACCTCCGGTTCCTCGGGTTCCGGCTCGACAGGCGGCTCTACGCTTTTGGGGGCAGGACCTCCTTAAGCGCGGCGACCACATCGGCGACGATCTGAGCTCGGACCTGATCCCACCGGTTACGGGCAGCCATACCGACGAGGTCGAACTCGCGGTCCGACAGCTGCTCCGCACCGTAGGCGCTGTCCATCGCGTTTACGGTCTCCGTGAGACCTGCCCCGGGGTCGAGCAGGCTACGGGGGTCGACCACACCGAACTCGTCGAGTTGGAAGATCGTCCCGTCTGTGTTGCGGATCAGCTTGGCCATGTCGGTCTCTTCCTCAGGAATTGGAGCGGGTGCGGGTGTCGGGGGTTTCGGGAGCGGGGTGCTGCCGCCCGCGGTCGAGCCGGTGCCAATGACACGGGTCGAGTCGAAGTGCGTCCAGTACCCCGCCGTGGTGCGGTGGCAGGCGCACTCGGAGTGCAGATGCGGGCCGGTCGAGCGACGGCCGAGACTGCCGACGTACCCCAGCCGCGTACCCTCCTGGACGCGGGCGCCAACAGCGGGACACCCATTGTGCGAGTCCATGTGGTGATAGCCGACGAGCGGGCCGGCGTCGTACTGAACCCAGATGTAGAACCCGCCTGCATCGTTCTGGCTCCGGGTGCGGACGACGCCAGGACCGGACGCCGCGAACGGCTTCCCTCGGGGTTGTCCGTAGTCGACGCCGGAGTGCCCTGGGTAGGTGGCCGGGTTGTTGAACGGGATGGGGAGCTTCGCCATGTTGACCCTCCCGGGGCACGACGAAGCCCCCGCACCCCATAAGGGGCCGGGGGCTAACTCGCCGCTGGTTGTCTAGTTGTGCTGGTTATCGGGATGCTCGGGGCGACCCCCGCGCACATACGTCATCCGCCCACAAGCATCAGGACTCGCGCACACCGAGTCGTCGTCCATGTGACGCGAGTGAGCAGGAAACTGGGTCGTGTCCACCTTGAGGGTGAGTGTCTGAGTGTTCATGTGGTGTAAGAGCAGGCTCCTCGCCCGTTAATACATAAGGACCCAAAAACGAACTACTGAACCGGAACCCATTCACCGCCGACACGGATGTGCCGCTTCGGGTCCACCGGCTCGCCGCCGGAACCCCGCACAATCGGGTCGTAATCGGTGGCGACGTTGAACGCCGCAGTCGGGATGAGCGTTGCTGTTCCACGGTCGGCCATGTCACACCTGCGCTATCGCGAGAGCGGCGCTGCTGGACACCGTCGACAGCGTGTAGGAGACGCCGCCGATCGTCACCACATCTCCGCGGGATACCGCAGCATCCGCCCATCCGACCTGGACGCCGTCGAGCTCACCGATCTGCCCAACAACGGTGGCGTTCGACCAGTTCGTTCCGCCGATGCCGACGAGGAACGGGACGGTGGTCGTCTGGTTGTCCGCCTCCGACACCGAGCCGCCGATGCGACCGTTCAGACGCATCGTGTTCGCGCCGACCACGCAGTACGTCGCCCAGTTGACAGTTGACAGTTTCGGAACCCGCGTCATCGCAGCAGAAACGCTCGTGACGGAACTGGAAGGGATGCGATCGCTCGCCCCAAGGAGACGCGTCATGATAAGCGGGAACAGCGCGGCCCCGGCGTGGCTGACGTGCGCCGCCGTAGGCGTGAAGAACCCGGTATACGACACCTGCGTGCCCTCCGTGCTCGCCATCAGGATCACCCGGTTGCGGGTCACCGATGCGTTTATCACGAAAGCCGACGTGGACAACGGTGTGTCGAGGGCCGTGTATGAGGCGGTGTTCGCCCAGTTCGTTTCGAGTGCCTGCGTGGTGGCGCCGTACCGGGAGTACGTTGTGGCGTCGAGGGTGGTGGTGTTCGCTGCGAACGGTCCCCGCAACGCCACGTCACTAGCCGCCGTGTACCCCTCGAACGGAGTGAGGAGCACGCCTGTAGCGATGCCGGTCGTCGGGTACGAGATGTCGAGGAACCAGTCCAGCGCGTAAGTGTTACCGGCCGCGGCGGACTTGTACACCTTGTGGGTGCGGGCACCGATCACGACGGTATCCTCAAGCGTCCACCCCAGCGCGAGCAGCTTCGTGGCGAGCGCCGTGTGGACGAGCGGCCCGGGGTTCGCGTCGGCGGGGATCGTCTCTTCCCAGTACGTCATGCGCTAATCCATTCGTCACCATCGATCGCGTTCGTCGGGTCGTTCACACCGACCGTTCCCGTGTACTGCCAGAAGTTCTTCGGCAGCGACGAGTTCCGCGCGGCACCCTGCGCCGTGTGGGGATTGTTCGCCGAACCGGCCGCTATCGGCGAGACCGTGTCAGCGATCGTGATCGTGTCGCCCGCATCGTTCACGGTGAGAGTCACGTTCGTTCCCGCGACCAGCGCCGTCCCGATCGTGTCGCGGATGAGTTCAGGGGCCGCGGAGGTATCGAGCTTTCCCGTGATGCCCGCCGCCACACGAGCGTCAGCCGCCGTATCGAAGTCGGTGATGTTCGCCGCGGTGTGCGTGTGGCCAGTGTCCGATTTCCCGGCCAGCGCCGCCGCAAGACCCGTGACATCGCCCTGCACGTGAGTGTGGGACGAGTCCGCTTTGCCAGCCAGCGCGGACGCCAGTCCCGTGATGTCGGACTGAGCGTGCGAGTGGGTCGAATCAGCCTTACCCGCGAGGGAGGTGGAGAGACCAGTCACGTCCGACTGCGAATGAGTGTGCCCCGTGTCGGACTTGCCCGCCAGCGCAGCGGCGAGGTCCGCCTGGTCCGACAGAGTGCCGGTGATCTCACCCCACGCGCCACCACCACCAGCAGCGGGCTCCCCGGGCTGACCCTCCGGGATGGTGAAGTTCAGCACCGCGGCCGTAGCCGTGCCCACGTTCTCCACTTCGGCGTCCGACCCGGGCGCCCCCGTGGTGACCGTCCCGATGGTAATGGTCCCCGCCGCACCGGGGTCTCCCGGGTCGCCGGGCTTCCCCTGAAGCGAATCAAGCCACTCAGTCTCAGTGCCCACAAACCCGTTGGCCACAGCAACGTCGTATGCGGACGAGCCCGGCGTGCCCGGCTGGCCCTCCGGGACGCGGACAACAACCGTCTGCGTGACGGGAACCCGGACGCTCATCGGGTGACGTCCAGACGCCACTTCGTCTTCGCGCGGATGAACGTCCGCACCGAAGGCGTACCCGCCTGAATGTCGAACACCCCAGACGCGCCCATTTCACGGGTCTGCGCGGAACTCGCCGCAACCACGACGACACCGTTAGCCGCATCAGTTGCGTCAACCGTGAGGCTGATCGAAGTCTCGGCATCCGCCGTCACGCGCCACTGCGCCGACCACGAGCCAAATGACGACAGATCCTCAGCGACCCATGTGTCTTCGTCGGCCGGGTCGGTGTATTCCCCGAACTCGAACGACTGCGACCATGCGTCGCCGGCGTACACGTTGTACGGCGTGGAGTCGATGAACACTTCCGCCACTGTCAGCCCTCCACTTTGTTCTCGAGCGCAGCGAGCCGCGCGTGCAACTGCGCGCTCTGCGCGATCAGCAACGTGAGGTAGTCGATACCGACCCGGTTACCGTCGCGGTCGCACGTCACGAACCGTTCAGCGTCCGTCCCGAGCAGATCCTGAAGGATGTAGCCGAGGCGTCGTCGACCGTCACCGTCGATGTACTCGTACTCGACGAGATCGGGGAACAGATCCCGCAGCGTCGGCGCCGGGATGATGTTCTGCTTCACGTCCCGCGACGACGGGTTCGAGTACGAGCCGTGCAGGATCAGATCACCCGGGATTCGGACGGTGTCCTCGCCGCGTCCGAGCTGCAATTCGTGCTCGGCCTGCGACACCGCCCCGTGTCCGAGGGCGGTCGAGTACGCGTGCCCCGCGAATGCCAGGAACCCGATAGCGGTCGCCGTCTCGTACTGCGCGTAAGAGCGCGCGCCGACAGCGGTCGTCCCGAACCCGTCCGCGGTCGCCTGAGACCCGATCGCGACACCCTCGGTGGACTCGGTGTCCGTCACCGGGACGGCACGTGCGTCCTGACCGATCGCGATCGACCCGTACCCGGCAGCGTCACCGTAGAAGTCTTCAGGGGTGCCGAGGTGAATCGAGTTCTCCCCCGAACCAGCGTGGTGGTCCGGGTCGGCGTGCTTATCCGGCGACGCGGTCGCGAGTTGCTTGAGAACCCGAGCCTGCCGTTCGTGAGTCTGACGTGGGTCATTGTTGTGATCGGCCATCACGCACCCCCAGTCGGCTGGCAAGTGATCCGGACGCTCTCGTTCAACGTCCCCTCGATCCTCGTAATGACACGGTCGTAGGTGCCGTCGTCGATCCAGTTATGCCCTGAAAACGTGAGGCGGGCGGTATCACCCGGCTTCACCTCGCTGATCTTCGGGGAACCGTGCGCAAGCACCTGAAACCACCACGAATCAGTCGCCTGCTGGAACTCGACCAGCCCGTTCTGCGCCATCGACAACAGTTCATCGAGCGTGGTAATCATCTTCCGCGGGTCGATGCGGTCCAGCAGGGGAAGCGAAGAGCCGGGGTTACGGGACGACTCAACGAGCATCGCCCGACCCATGCCCTGCCCGACGACGTGAACGTTGTTCGACATGCGCAGGCCGTCGTCCTCCGCGTTGAACTCCGCCACACCACCGTCCGCCGCCGTCACATCCCATTCGTGGACAGTCGGGGTGGGATCGGTGAGCAGTTCCCAATCGAGGCTTCCGGACAGCCACCGCGGACGGAAGTCAACCTCCACGCCACGCAACACAAGGTCGTCGATCACGTCCGCGACGACGTCGAGGTGGTACCCGTAGTACGTCGCACTGTGGATGCCTGCCTCGTCGGCGGGGAGGGTGAGCGGCAAACCCATCTCGGGGACCGGGTAACCGATCGTGCCGCGCTGCACCGCCCGCTTCACAAGCGTTCCGAGCGACAAACCCGTGTATGTCTCCTCCCACAACTCCACGTCACGATCGACACCAGGGGAAACCTGGCTGCTCTCCCACGCGCCCCGGCGAGCCCACAAACCCCACAGGTCCGTGAGCTCCACATCAAGTGTGGCGCCGTTCGCGCGCCGGCCGACGCAGATACCCGCGTAAACAACCGCGCCGTCCTGCTCGAGCACGATGGTCCGCGCCCAAAGCGCCGTGAGCGCCTTCAGTTCCGCGACATCCGTCGTAGCCTCAAGCGGAACCGTGATCGAACCCTTCGCACCAAGCGACAGCAGCCGCGCCCACCGGAACGCCGCCATCGGGATAGGGGTGACATCACCGCCCGTGATGGTGTCAACCGAGTACGCCTGCCAAACCATCTGGCCTCCTTAGGGGACGTATCGGGTCGGGTCCGGGGCGAACAACGCCAGCCGGTATCTCGCCGACCGGCCCCACACGTCCACGGACACGTCAGGCTTGTCAGCGCGACGCACCATCGCCGCCTTCGTGCCCGTGGACGTTGTGACGGTGAACTCCACCAGGTCACCCACCGGGATCTCTCCCAGCGCCTCGATGGCTGCCTCGAAAGCCGCCTCTGAATCGGTCAGGATGCGACCTTGCAGGGTGATGAGCAGCCCGGTCAGGTATCCGGGGATGTTGAACTCCCCGTCTGCGGTCGGCCGGGGAATGTGCTCGAACCGGCCCCCCGCACCCTCGAACCACCCCACGAGCCCGTCTTCACGCGCGATCGTGTACGTAGCCGGACCATCGTCGCCCACGAACTCCAACCCATTGATGGTCGCGAGCATCAAGCCCCCCTCAACCAGAAATTGACCTTCGACGCAGCGACGTCGGCGATGTGCTCCTCGCTCATGCCCTGCGCTGGCTGGACCGTCATCTGAACGACCGGTGCGGAGCTCCCGCCCCCGAAGGGCGACGAGAACCGCGGCATATTGGACGCGTACTGCGGCTGAATGTCGGACCCGTTCGCGAACGACCGGAACCCGGCCGGGACCATCGCGTAACCCCACCCGGACAACATCTGCTGAGCAATCGCCAACGACCGGTCACGCTTCGTCGGAGCATCCGGCAGATACCACTCGCCGCCCGTTTCCGGTTCCGCCCACACCCGCCACGTACCCGGGCGGGCGTACTGTGCGATGTGGTTCTCTCGGCCACCGTCCGCGAAGAACTTGACGTGACCGCCGTTCGCGTTGTACAGCGGCTGCCCCGCACCGTTCTGGTAGGTGAGCCCGTACTGGTTGTCCTTACGAACCGTGGTGACACCGATGGTGATGGTCCGCTTCGACGCGTCCGCGATGAACTGATTCAGCGTCGACGCCGCTTGCGCCGTGTTCAGAAGGAACTGGATCTCCTTCTCGGACGGCATCGCGAACACCTTGTCGGCGAGCTTCTGCACCTCGTCAGCGTTGAACCCCGCCTCGGTTGCCGAGTCAATGAATGCCTGACGCTGCAACGCGAGAGTGTCGAGGTACTTATCGGCCGCTTCCTCAGCGCTCATCGTCTTCTGGTCGACTTCGAACTGGGCCTCCGCCGCCGCCTGCGCCTTACCCGCGACATCAGCGAGCATCGCCGCGTTAGCCGAACCCGACTCGGTGGACTCATCGAGCGACAGCACGAACGCGGACAGGTCGCCCACGAACCCCTCGAGCGACCCGTGTAGCTCCTCATACGCTTTCCGTTGCGGCTCAAGGAACTCGTCCTTCTGCCGCGCGACTTCCTCGCCGATGCCCGCAAGAGAATCCCTGTACGCGGCGTTCGTGGAGACGGCGTCCTGCCCCAGCCCGTTCGCCTCATTGATCGTGTCGATGAGGGTGCGGAGGTTGTCCGACAGAGCCTGGGCCTTGTCAGCCGCCGCCTGGTAAGCGCCCGTGACATCGTCCGTCTCATCGGAAGCTTCATCCGCCGCCGCCGCCTGGTCCGTGAAGTCCTTCGCAGAGTTCTTCAGACCATCCGACAGTCGGTTGACCGCGTTGACCGAGTTCGCGATGTTCGTGTCAAACGGGTTCGCGTTCGCGTAGTCGTAAAGCTTCTGCCGCAGTTCGTCGACCGCGCCGCCGCCCTGAATGATCGCGTCGGTGAGTTCCTTCTGCGAGATCCCCGCCGCCTTCGCCCCGTCGAACGCGTCCGCCTCAGCCAGCTTCTTCGCCACGAGCTCGCGCGTGTAGTCAGTGACCGCACCCGTTGCGTCGTCCAGCGAGTCAAGGAACTCGGCCGTGGTCGCCGTGGCCTCAGCCTGACGCTGCGCCCAGATCGCGAACGCCGTACCCGCGACAGCGAGCGCCGTAGACGCGACCGCGATACCCCGAGCCGCCGACCCGGCCGAAATGTTCAGAGTCGCGAGCGACGCCCGGAACTGAGCCACCTTCGGCACCGCGATCAACGCCGCACCACCAACAAGGCCGATCGCGGCAACGATCCCCGCGAGCTGCGTCCCCAGCCCAAGGACCGGCTCAGGGAGGCTACCCAGCGCGTCCACAATGCCGGTAGCGGCCTGCACGATGCCACGCAGTTGGTCGTTGACACCCGACCCGGACTTGATGAGCGCCGTGTCGATCGCGCCGCCCAGCTTCTCCACATCACCGGCCAGGTTGTTCAACCGGTCAGCCGCGACCTTCGCCGCATACCCGGAGTCGTTCGTCTGGTCGATGTACTTACGGATACCCTCGGCGCCCTCTTCGTAGAGGACGTTCGCGGCACGCAGCGCGTCGTTACCGAAAATCTGCGCCAGGGCCGCGTTACGGGTCTCGTCATCCAGGTTGCCAAGCTTCGACTCCAACTGGCCGGCGATCTCGTCGAACGAGAGCATCGACCCAGCGGTGTCGTAGAACGACAGCCCGTACTCCTTCATGATGTCGCGCGACTTCGCGGTGGGCGCCTGAAGGGCGATGATCGCCGTCTTCAGCGAGGTACCCGCGTCCGACCCCAGGAGGCCCGCGTCAGCGAACGCCGCGAGAACACCCGTCGTGTCCTCGATCGTCTGCCCGGCACCGTTCGCGACAAGACCCGCCTGCTTCAGCGCGTCCGCCAGATCCTTCACGTCACCAACGGCCTTACCCGCACCAGCCGCGAGAAGGTCCGCCACGTGCGGAACGTCTTCGCCCTCGAGGTTGAACTGCTTCAGGGCGATGGCGGCGATACCCGCCGCCTCAGCAACGTCCAACTGACCCGCAGCCGCGAGGTCCAGCGCACCCGCGAGACCACCGTCAAGGATCTGCTCAGTCGACAGGCCAGCCTTACCCAGTTCCTCGATCGCGTTCGCCGCCTCCGTTGCGGAGAACACCGTCGAAGCACCGGCCTCGAGCGCCGCCTCACGCAGAAGCGACATGTTCTCCGCAGACTCCTGCGTAGCCGCCTTCACATTGCTCATGGCCTGGTCGAACTCAGCGAACTTCGCCACCGCGAGACCGAACGCCACAGCCGCCACCGCACCGACCGCCGCAACCCCAGCGCCAACCTCAGTCATCGCCTGGTGCTGCTCACGCAGCTCCTCAGCGGCCTTCTTCGCCTCGTCACCGACCTTGCCGGTAGCGTTGCGGGCCCGCTCCATGTCGGCGATGTAGCCGTTCACGGCGGCGATAAGAGTGACCTTCGTCTGGCGGTCTGCCAAGGCACACCTCCACGTTGTAAAGTCAGGCGCATGAAACGCGCGGTCGCCGTGCTCCTGCCGGCCCTGCTACTCACGGGATGCGCACCCGCGACCGTGGACAGCGCATACGTGTCCACGGTTCGCGAGAGCGTGCCCGCACTGGCAGAACTGCCCGACGAGGAATTGACCAAGATCGGTCATCAGGTGTGCGGCATGTTGGACGACCGTGGCTTCGAAGACGGCATGGTCGAGTTCATCCGCGTAGCAAAGACAGTCGGGATGACCGCAGGGGAAGCGGGGAGTGTGGCGGGCGCCGCGAGTGCCGCGTACTGCACCGAGCACGCGGACGAGTTCTAGAACTCCTGCCGCTCCACGGTGAAGTAGACGCCGTTGAGGTTCGCCTTGTCACCCAACGTCTTCCGGTGCGCCTCCAACGCGTCCAACCGCGTCTTCTCCGCCAGGTTCACGTGCGGGCCGTCAGGAACCCACCGGACACGTTGCTCCATGAGCGTCGTGATCGGCTGTGTCGCCTCCGGCAACCACTCCCCGTTCGGCCCAGTCAGGTTGCGGACGATCTGCTCCGCAACGACAAGGTCACGGGACTCGTCATCCCACTCCGGTTCCTGCACCGAGGACACCATGCGCCCGTCATCGTCGTACTCGTAGAACGTTCGTGGCTCCCACCCCCAGAACCGCCGCGGGGCGATCCCGGAGCGCGCGGCGAAAGCTACCTGTTGACGGAGCGCGCTGCTGCCCCGAAGCCTTTTACCAGTGCGTTCAACCGCTGCTCAGGTTCGTGCTCGTTCAGCGCCCACACGGCGTCACGGATCTTGCCGATGTCGTTACCGGACAGCACGTCGAACAGTGCATCCCATTCGTCATCGGTGATGTCGACCGGTTCGCCGTCCTCAAGACGGGCACCGTAAGCCACGCCGGAGGTGTCGCGGTAGCGTGCCGCGGCCTCGCAGGCGGCGTCGAAGTTGAACCCGTAGTGACGGTCGATCGCCACTTCGGGCCGCACCGGGCACTTCGAGGTCAGGTTCGACCAGTCCCGGCCCGGGAGACGAGTGAGACGGATGGTGACGACAGAGTCCGCCGCCTGCTCTGCGAGCTCGTCAAGCTGCGTCTGAATCTCGTCAGCCTTCGACGTTGCACCGAGGCGCCCGTCGCCGTCGTCAGCGGTCTCAAGTTCCTTCTCGAGCCGTTCCCGCTCCGCGGACACAACACCGTCGAGAACAACCTGCACATCCTTGAAAGGGCGGGCTGCGCGAGCCGCAGCCAACTGCTCCTTGAAGTTCATACGTTCCACCGTTCACCACCGTTAGGGAGAACCTGTCCCGGGGCACGGTGGAAGAACCCCGGGACAGGAGAATGGATCAGGCCAGGACGCCCTCGACGATCGGACCCGTGATCGACGCGCGCTGCTTGATGAGGAACTTGCCGTCCGCCTGAATCGGCTTGATCTGCGAACCCAGCGTCACCGGGATCACGAGCACCTTCTGCGCGGCGGCGGCGAGGGTCGCGTAGGGCACATTGCGGCGGACCACGAAGTAGCCCGACTTCGACGTGGCCGGCGCGGTCGGCTTCAGCACAACCGCGGCGGACGACGCGTCCGTGGAGTCCACGTACTCGAGCATCCCGAGCGTGTCTGTGCGGATGCCCAGCGCTTCCAGGTCGACCGTGAGACCGAGACGCGAGTCCTTGTCGACGACCTGGTCACCGTCGAGCGGGAACCCGCCCGGGGTGAACGAATTCGTCACACGGTGCGAGCCGGCAGCGCCGATCTCGGTGTCCGCGTCCGGCGCCTCGGGGTCTGCGATCGTGGCGACCCACCAGATCACCAGGTTGCCCTTCACATCAATTGCGGCGGGAACCACATCGGCTACATCAGCCATGTTCTTTCCTTCCTTCTCCCCGACAACCGGGGTCTTCCTTGGGTTGCCCTCTGGGGAGCAGAGGGAGGTCTATGAGTGGGTCAGGTCGAACTGGTCGACGAGGTACCACAGGGGCGGGTTTGAGTCCCGGTCCAGTCGGGGCGGGAGCGACACGGGGTGCGTGAGACGCCCAACCCCCGGGATCGCGTAGTCAGTGAGCAGATCCGCCACACGGCGCCCCACCCACTTGGCTTGCTCGATCGTGCGGCCGACGCTGTGCACCGTGTACGTCGTGTCATTCACGTTCGACACACCACCGAGCCGATCCGACGAGTCGGACCCAAGAGGTGCAAACACGGACGCGTACCGGTCAGGCGGATCCGTGACAGTGCCCTCGTACACGGCGTCCGCGAGTTGCGAATCAGAGCGGAGGCGAGCGAACACGGCAGCGTCACCCGCGGCGCTCACAGGATGTCCCCCGCAGCGATCCCGAGGCCCTTCTCGAAGTCAGCCTGGTTCTTGCGGAGAGCTTCATGCCCATACCCAGTGGGAGGAGTCGTAGGAGTGCCGTACTCGAGCACACCAACAAGGCCACCGACCCAGTGGCTACCCTTACCCCGCACGGTAGGGCCGATCTCCGCCGTGATGTCGGCCGTGCGGGAGTTCTCCGAGGTCACGTCATAGCTGACCGTGTAGGCGCCTCGGGGGATGCGCTCGGACTGCTTCAGCGGAGCCTGCCAGTCGTCTTTCACGTGCCGGGCGGTCACCTCGAGCGCCTTGCGGATGTTGGCGCGGGCCTTCGCGGGCACCTGCCCCAGGTCCGCGGTGAGCTTGTCGAGCTCGGAGAAGTCGAACGTGGTCACGTCTGCACCTCCACGGGGAACCGGCGCGCGGTCGCGTCCGTCTGGTAGAAGACGCCCTCGACGTTGAGCCGCAGCCCCACGCTGGCCGGGTCGTTCACAGACCCGGTAACCTCGACGGCGTCGTTCTTCTGCACGTCTCCCGACGTCGCAACGGGGAGATCCAGCCGCGGCGTCTGGGATGCGAGGTTCTGTCCCTGCGCGTCCACCGCACCAACCACAGTCGACGCGAGACTCAGCCGAGCCGGACCGGTGTAAACGACCGTCGTCGCGGGCGTGTACGTGCCCGTCTCGTTGTCGAAGACCGGCTCCGAAGTGCGGGTGATCCTTACGGTGTCGGTCATGCGGGCCTCAGCCTGCCGACGCCCCATCGAGAGCGCCCCGCTGTAGAGACTCACCGGGTCTCCACCACCGTCACGTCACCACGACCGAACTCGCGGCGTATGAGCGCCTGCTGCGGGGCGGGGAGCACCATCCCGGACTCTGCACCCCCGTTGGAGAACGCCGCCCGGAAATCATCCAACGCAACCGACGAGAGACCGCCGAACGTGAGCCCCGACACCGTCTCCACGGACGTGATCGCCTGCGACACCAGCACGGCAGCCAACGACACCAGCAGATCCGGCGCCTCCGCGAAGCCCCACGTGAACGTCACATCCACCGGGTCATCACAAGCCACCGTCAAATACCCGGGCCGGTACGTGTAGTCCACCGCCACGTCATCCCGTTCGACCGCGTCCACCGACACGACCGGATACTGAGGCAGATCAACCCGCCCAGCATCCGGCCATGCCGTGAACGTCGAAGTCGTGACCGGGAAAACCTGCTGCCCGATCACACCCCGGAGGTACGCGGAAGCGTCCACAAGCAGGAGATTCACCCAATCCTCCTCAGCGGACGTGAACGTGCGCTTCAGACGACCAGAAACCTCGTCAGCATTCGTGAACGCTTCCACGTGAACCCCCTAGATGACTTACGCGGTGGCGTCGAACTCGACGGTCGCGAGCGCGGTCGGACGGACCACCTTGGCGCCGTACACGTGGAGACCCTTGACGCCGTCCGCGAAGCGGTTCTCACGGCGCACAGCCTCCACCGACACGATCTGCTCAGCGACGGTCGCAGCGATGCCGTGACCGGCGATCACAGCGCCACCAGTCGCCGCAGCGTCCGTGACAGCCGGCATGTTGTTCGACTTGAACAGCGACAGGCCCGCGACCTCACCGATGTAGCCGTTGAGGCGGGCGAGGGGCGACGCCGAGTCGCCAGCCTTGATGAACTCGTCGAGCTTCAGGAGACGACCGTGCAGCGACGGCTTCAGGACAGCCCAGCGGCCCTCCTCGGGCACGTTCGACTCGTCGAGCTTGACCGACAGGTCCACGAACGCGTCGTACAGGGCGGACGCGTCGGTGTGGATCGCGACGGTGCCGAGGTCGTTCGACGTGCCCTGCACGCCGGCCGAGATGGTCGAGAGCAGGAACGTGTCGAGCGTGTCACGCAGCTGGTACGTGGCGTTGTCGATCGCCTGGTTCATGACCTTGCCGCCATCGACGGCCTGGGCACGCTCGATGTCGTCGAGCTCGAACGCGAAGTACTTCGCCTGGTCGATGAGCAGCGAACGAGTCGCGTCGTCGATGTCTTCCCAGGTGATGTCGTTGTGGGCGGTGTACGAACCGATCGTCACGTCATTGATCGACGTGATCTTCACGGAGTCACCCATCCGCTTGATCTCGCCCTCGTAGTCACGGTTCACGAGACCGCCCGCGACCGCCTTCTTGCGGAGCGCGACGAGGATCTTCGCCGACCACAGGTCGGGCACAAAGTTGGTGATAGCCATGATTGGCCTCTCTTGGTTAGCTGCCGCCGATCAGGCTCGAGAGCTGGCCGTTTTTCTCGGCCTCGAGGATCTGTTCAGGAGACATGGACTTGAGTTGTTCTCGGGTGAGCTGGGGAGGCTTCACGCCCTTGCCCTTTGCGCCCTGATCGGCCGTGCCGCCAAACTTCTGGCCGGCGGCGGGAGCGAGCGCGGGGTACTGGGTGAGAAGGGCCTCGATCGCGTCCGTCACGGACTGCGGGTCAACGTCCCCGTTGGCGTCGAGGTCAATCACTGACGTGTCGATCACCTTGAGTGCGAGCGCGGTGTCTGCCACCTTGCCCGTGAGCGCGGCCTTGAGTTCCGCTCGAACGAGGCGGCTGTTGAAGGCTGCTTCAGCCTCGGTGCGCGCCTCGCGCTTGGCCTGCTCGATGGCCTGTTCGTCGGGGCTCTTGTCCTTGTCCGCGATCTGCTGCCGCAGGGACTCGAGTTCCGCTTTGAGCTGCCGACGTTCCTCGCGCTCCTGCCTGCGTGCCTCACGTTCAGCGATCAGCGCGGCCTTGGCGCCCTTGTCGGGGTCGTCATCGGCCGGCGGATCCACTGGGGGAAGCTCGTCAGCGGGGTTCGGGGGGTCGGTCGGTTCGGGATCGGTCGTCACGGCCGGGTCCACGTTGGACATAAAGGAATCACTCCTCGTTTGGGGATAGAAAAAGGGCACCCGTCACGGATGCCCTGATTGCCACCCCATGCGGGGTGATTCACCGCGTCACGCGGGAAGATTCATACGGCCCGTCTGGTAATTGACGTAGCCCTCGTTCTGCAACATGCGGATCGCGTTCGCGCGCGTACCCGCCGTGCGGTAGATGTCGTCCACAGTCATCCGGGAAGGCGTCCCGAATCGCGCCTTGCCCTTCGCGGTCCCGAGGCCGCGCTGCTGCACGTTCACCACGCGAGCAACGTCGGCACCGTCACGGATGGCCCGGGCGCCGGTCTTTGTGAAGATCCGGTCCTGCTGCTCCGTGCTCAACGACTCGAAGTACTCGGTCGGCGACGTCACGTAATGGTCAGACAGCGACTCGGGTGACGGGATGTGGATGCAATCGCACCCCGGATGGCGGAGAAACCCGCGGTTCCACCCGTACCACTTCCCCGCGAGCACGGCGCACCTGGCGCACGAGGGCGGATTCAGCATCCGCGCGTAACCCATTCCCCGACGTTGGATCACGTCAGCGTGGTACACATGCCGGCGCGTGTCCGCCATCACTGTCAGCGTGGTCCGCGTCAACCACGAACTACCCCGCTCGAGCGCAGCCCGAACCGTAGCCCCGTCCTTAATCGCCGCCTTCGTGACCACCACAGCCTCATCCAGCAGCGACCGCATCTGCCGACCATCCGGCGCGTCCCGAACGAACCGCGACGCCACCAGCGAACCGGCCGCAGGAGCCGTCACGCCCGTCTCTGACAGCACAGAATCCGTGTACGGGAGCGCCAACCGCACCGCCGCTTCCCGACCCGTCTGAACGACCCTCAGCACACCGGGGCCAACAACCGTCCAATCAGCCGAGAAGTCAGAGCCCAGGCGGCGCCACAGCTTCGCGGCACTACTCGCCGTCGTCGCCGCTACCGCCGCCTGACTCCGGTACTGATCCTTCGACGCCTGGGGAATCATTCAGCCCCCTCATCGCCGCCGCGATCTGCGGGTCATCCAGTTCCTTCTCGCGAAGCTTCATGATCCGGTCGATCTCGTCCGGGGAACGCCCGTCAAGCTCGAGCAGATACTCGAACGGGTAACCCATCTGAGACTTCTTCAGCAGCGCATCCGCCAACTGGGCTTCAGACCGGATCTCCGGGGACTCCCACGTGATCTTGGCCAGACGGGTAGCTTGTGCCGCCGCGGCGTCGCCCTTCACCAGCGCCACGAGACGCAGCACCTCCCGCAACTGCGGGTCCGTGAACGTAATGAACTCGCCGGCCTTCTTGTTCAGGCCGATCTCGGCGGACTTCAGCGCGTCACCCGACAGGTTCGAGATGCCCTTGTTCGACACCAGATAGTGCGGAGGTGTGCGGGTCTGCGCCGCAATGTGCCCAACCGCGAGCTCGATCGTGTCAGTGAATATGTCGAGCCGCGCGGCTTCCCACGAATCAATGCGAGCGTTGTCGCCCGTAATCGTGAGAAGACGCTTCTCCCGCAGATCCTTCATGTCCACGGGCCGCTTACCGATGACGGCACCCGTGGCCTTGTCGATGATCGGGATCTCAGGCGGGGTCGTACCGAGCATCACGCGGGCGTCCATCGACGCGTAGTCCGCGGCGAGGAACAGGTACGCCCACAGGAGGTTGATGGCGTCCTGCATCGGCATGACACCCTGGATCTCGGACAGAGGGTCACCCTTGAGGGTGGGGCGGTTCTGGATCTCCACCACCGGCACCACACCCAGCGGGTTCACGATCGGCCACGAGTCATCACCCGCACCCTGCCGCGGCTCCCAGCCACCAGCAGCGGCATACTCCTGCCGCTGCTGCTCCGTCATGCTGTCGAGCTCGTGCGCCGGCACCTGCCGGGGGCGGACCCACTTGAACACCTCATCTGCGGCGAACAGGGTCGCGTACTCGTCGGTCTCGTCAACCCACGTCTTGATCGCAGCCGTCCGCAGACGCGGGTTCTCCCAGTCGTACTCGATCTCCACGCTGGAAGGGTGCTCGAACGTGACAATAGGCTCACCCGACGCGTCACCCCAGACGATGACAAAGCACCGCTTAGCCGTCAACGCCGTCACGGCCCCCTGCGAGAACTGCGCATCGAACTCGTTCATCTGCAACGAGTCCCACAGGCTCGATGCGAGATTCTTCGGGAGGTTCGTAACCCCGATCGGCTTCAGTCGCTCCGCCTCAGCATTCACCACGGTTCCGCACCAGTTATCCGAGAACCCCGCGTAACGCGACGCGTTAGCCGTCTTCCACTCCTCAGTAGCGAAGTTCAGAGGCTGCTCACCCTGGTAGTACTTCTCCGCGGTCTCCACGTCCGGCCGTCGATTGTTGAGACGGGTGTAGATCCGCTGAGTCAGTTTCCGGGCGGCATCCGCGTCCATGCGCCCTCCTGAGGCTCAGTAATAGATGAAGTTGTCCGGCTGCTCCGTGAGGGCACCCGCAGCGATCGCGTCCATGCGCGCCTCATGAGCGAGCACCGACGTCATCGCGAGGTCGATCTTCTGCGGGTCGGTCGGCTTGCCGATGAAGTAGCGGTTGAGACCGGTCGCAGGGTCGACGCCGCGAGCTCGCAGGATCGCGTTACGCAGATGCGCTTCCACATCCACATCACCGTCATGCCGGAAGTCCGACTCGACGTTGTACACGTCCGTACGGAACCGCTCGAGCGCAGCGTGCATCGGGTTCAGCCGGTTGGTCGCCCACTTGATGAACACCTTGTCGCCGTGCTCCGCCGCGAGCGTGTCCGCTTCCGACTCCCAGAACGCAGGGTCAAGGTACGCGCGCACGATCTCGAACTCAGAAGCGATCTGCGACCACGCCGCCATCACCTCAGCGCGAGGGATCCGCCCGTCCCAGTCCTGCGGGCGCCAGTGCGTCTTGCGGCGCGCATCCCCATAGACCGGAGTGAACTGGTAGCCGTCAAGCGTTTCGAGCCGGATGCCGGTGTGGTCGTCATTGTTCGACCCATCGAACCCGGCACACACACGCGTGCGAGGCGCGACAGTCACCAGCGGGTCAGCCTTCCGGCCAGCCCACTTCGTCATGTCGAACCACGCACCCGAACCCGCTACGATCCGGTTACCGAAGAACCGCTCCGCCTCTGCCGGATTCGCCTCCGCAAGCGCAGACGATTCAGCCTCGATCGACCGCTGATCCACCCACGGCGAACCGCCATAGTTGAACGCGAAAATCTCCGCCCGATCCTTCTTCAGATCGAACCGAAGATGAGCCGGCGGCGGAAAATAGTGCTTGAGGACGTCCTTACGCTTCGACTCGTGCGTGTCCTGCGCCTGCGACGACTCAGCCGGGTCATACGGGTTCGTCGTCTCCGACACCCGCCCACCCATACCCGCCGCACCACGCCGCAGAGTACGCATGAACTTCTTCATCTTGTTCGAGTCGGTCCACAGACCCGTCTCGTCACACTTCCCCGACGAGATACGCGCACCGAGCTTGCCGTCAGCCTTCGACGTGACGATCTCAATCCGCGAGTCCCGGTTCCCGGACGGATGCCGGATGAACGCCTCACCAGTCCGCACCAGATTGGACAACGGGCCGTCGTCGATCATCGGGATGAGGGCACCCCAGGTGTTCTCCACCTGGTCCTCAACGACAGCCGCCAGCTGGATCCGCGGAGTCGGCCAGTGGCGCCCCTTCGGCTCACCCACCTCGTAGAAGTAGACAGCCCCACACGGACACCCGTGGTCAGCGCACGCGTAGTAGTCGCCCTCGACGGCCCACCCGTTGAACAGGCACGGCCCCATGAACTCGAGGCACGTCTCCGCAGCAACACCCGGAGACTTGCCGACCTTCTGCGCAGCCATCCACTGACCCGTGCGGTACCGGAACGCGACGTTACGCTCACCAGGCTTCGCAGTCGGACGGACCTCGTACCAGTTCGCCAGCCAGACGCGATGGTCAAGCGTCGGCGTGAACGGGTCACCGGCCGTGTCACCCTCGGGCACCACACAGTGGTTCTCGATCCACCACATGCCCAAGTAGCCGAGCGAACGCGTGCGAGGCGGGATCTTGTAGTCAGGACCCTTCAACGGAGACAGCCTTCAGCCAGTCGCCCGACGATGTCTTCCGCGCCGCGGGGGCAGACTGAGCCGGCGCGGCGGCAGTGCCGTCTGAGATCCGCCAACCGTTCTGCCGCATCCCCGGGATCGACAGCCCGAGCTCAGCTTCCATCCGCAGAGCCACCGTCGACCAACCGTTCACCGCTTCAGGCGCCGTCGCCTTGACATAGGCGCGCACATAGGCCGCGACCTGAAACTTCAGACCCAGCGACGCCCAAGCGGCACCCTGCGGCTTCGCCCACAACTCATCCCAGAGCTCAGTCTCAACCTTTGACGCATCCGCCAGTGGGAACGCAGGCACGGGGCCGGCATACCCTTCCGCGGGAAGGTCTACCCAGTCGCGATCAAGAGACCGGTACGAGTTCGGATCAGGCGCAGGACCACTACGCGCTCGAGCACCACCAGAAGGCATGACATCACATCCTCAGCATCACGCTGGGCCGCATCACGCGACCACGGAACAGTCGAACACCCCTACGAAACGGGGCCTCTCGGAACGTTTTGAACCCGCTTGACGTTTTTTTGACCTCACCGGCGGGCTTCTGAACGAGGGTCGAGGTGGGGTATCCCCCGGGGTCGGTGGTGGCTACTCGAACATCTGTTCAGGCATTCCATCCACCTGGCTGGTGCTGTGCTGTCTCTGTGTCGTGACAGTGTTTGCAGAGTCCACGTCCAGCGTCGGGATCGTTGGGGTTGAGTCCTTGTGCGATCAGCTCTTTGCGTGACAGTGGATAGTGGTCAGCAACGGTGCTGATTGCTTGGGTGCAGAGCACGCATATGGGGTCACGTGCCAACACCGCTGCACGGAAGGCGCGGTGTCCTGGCGTGTTGTAGCCACGGTCTTTGCTGGTGCCGCGTGCTTTGTCCGCTTCCCTCCGGTGTTGGGGGCAGCGTGACCCTTCGGTGGCGGGGTAGAGGGTGGGGCATCCGTGTACTGAGCAGACGCGCATGTGCACCTCCTGCGAGGTGAGGGTGCGGAGATCAGTTCAGTCGTAGCCGCGCTCGAAGCTGGGCTTGTCGTAGGCAGGGTTGCAGCAGAACACCAAAGACTTCTCGGCGTCGTATGTGCTTCCGCAGCTGTCGCATTCGTACAGCCCGTCTGCACGCAGGTCAGTCATCGTCCGTCTCGTCTTCTGGTTCGAGTGCGCCAGAGGCGACTGCGGCGATGCCGGGTGCGCAGATGAGGGCGAATGCGGCCCACGCGAGTGCGAGGATGCCGAGGGGTATCACGATCCAGAGCCACCACACTTGAGTCTCCTGACCAAAAATCGTTGACTTTAGTCTTCGTCGGCGTCGCGTGTGCTGTCGTCCGCGAAGATCGCGTGGCGTTGGCGTGCGTAGTCGATGAGCCCGGATGTGACGTGCACGGGTTGACCGTCAGGCCATTCGCGCAGGTAGTAGCCGTCGTTGTTCTCCGCGTGGACGCCGTAGACCATGAGGATCCATTGGCTGCTGTACGCGCCGGGGAACTCGTCTGCGAAGTGCGCTGACAGGGCGAGCTCGAGGTTCGCCTTAGTCTCGTCACTCACTCGTCGCCTCCGGGTTGGCAGTGGATGTCCCAACTGCCCTCGTCTTCGATGTAGGTCACGTCCAGCGGCCGGGTGAGCGGCCTTCCCGTAGCCATGTCACGCCGTTCCTTTCGCACGTCGGGTTGCGCACTTGTCGACGTAGTCGATACGCCAACAGAACAGCCGCCACACACCCCATGCGAGGGCGGTGGCGGTGACGAGGGTGACGGACGCGCCCCGGAACAGGCGCCACATCATTCGATGGCCCCGCACTCGTCGCAGTACCCGGCCGCTTCGACCGTGCAGTCATGCACGACCGTGCCTACTTCTCCGATGGTGTAGAGGTAGGCGCCGCGGTCGGTGAGGGTTTGCCGGTACATGTTGGCGTGGTGTCCGCAGTAGGTCAGCATCCCGCCGTTGGGGAGGGATACGAGCTCGCGTGCTGTTACTGCCGGGCCGCACTCGTCGCACGTCTGCATGACGTCACACGACCTTGATTCCGGTGATGTGCCCGTTCGGGTCGATATCGAGTGTGACCGTTCGGTTGCCCAGGTCGATCGTGTTGAAGATCGGCATCCAGGGGCCTTGCCGAAAGTAGAACGAGCCGTCTGAGGGCTCGAATGTTGCATCGATCATTGATGCACCGCCTTAGTCGCGGAGGTTTGCCATCCGGCCCGCGCTCGTCGGCGCGGGGTAAGGATTCAGGCTCGTAGCCCGGTCAGTGTTGGATCGCCGGGTTGGGCCGGATGGAAGTGGTTAGACGCCCCGCACCATCGACATGCGTTCGGGCTCGATCGAGAGTCGACCGTGCCAGCCGCACGCCACGCAGCGTTGCATCGAGTAGGTGAACACGTCCGCGATGTACCGCTTCGCGATCGGTTTCGTCTCAGAACCGCAGGCACGGCACGTGTCGAGACGGGATTGACCGTCCACGTACAGTGCGGGGTGGTTCTTGATGTGTGGCCGTAGGGCGTCGTAGAGGCCCTGTGTTGCGATGACGTCGCCGGCGCAGTACTCGGTGAGGCGTTGCTGGTCCTCAACGGATCCTGCTACGGCCCGGTTCATCGCTTCACGGTCGTAGGCGTCGGTCTTCGACGGGATGCCGAGGATTTGGCACAGCGCGTCGAGGGACTTGAACTGCACACCGCTCTTGAACGTCCTCGCGACGCGTAGGGTGTCCACCGTCTTGTACGGTGGCAGCGGCGGCAGGTTGGGTCTGTGCTTGTGCCCGATCTTCGGGAAGAACAGGTCGCCCTTGATCCACGGGTCGTCGGCGTTCATGATGTTGTGGCCGACGACGATGTCCGCGGCTGCGAGCAGCGCCCACACTTCCTTGAGGAAGGCTTTCCGTCCGCCCTTGTCCCACTCCGCAAGACGGATGACCTCTTCGCGGTCATACCATTTCGCGCAGACGATCGTGGTCCGGGGTTCACGGACCACTGTTTCGTGGTGGATGTACCGGTTCTTCAGGTCGCCGCGGTCCCACCACTGCTGTTGCGTGATGCCTGACACGCGTTCGACGTCGAGGATCAGGATCCGGTTGCGGACCATCGGGTTGATGGGGTGCGCGAGTCGGTCAGCGAGGCTCATCGGTCTGCCCCTGCTCGATCTTGAGCCGCCACTGCCGGAACGCGGTGTCGGACATCTTCGGGGCGCCCTCGGATACGAGCTCGTTGAGGAGTGCGACGTGTCCCCATTTGGGGTTGATCGCGGCGGTGATGATGGCATGTTGTTCCGCTTCGGGGCGGGATTCGACCCAGACGTCCATGATGGACTTGCCGGGGGTTCGTTTGACGGGCGGTGCCGTCAGCTTCTCGATGAGACTCACGGCGTTTCGCCCCTTCGTCTGTTGACAGCGCGCCATGTTCAGTTGTGTGTGTGGACCTCGGGAGTCACGATCTCCCATGTACGGCGCAGCAACCGTCCGGATGCCTGCCGAGCCCGACCAAATCGAGGCCCTTGTCCCGTATGCGTCTCCGGGACTACGAGCACTTGTGAAGTTGTCGCCCGCACCGCAGCAGGCGTTTGTCGGGCCCAGGGGCGCCCGATCACTCAACCGACACAGGCCATACGGCTAGCCGGGAGTCTTGTGGAATAAAAAAGGGCTGATTTCGGGCACGCCGAATCAACCTGTGCTCAGTGTACCATGACCGAACTACATGGGTGTAATTCACCCGGCCGCGAGTTGTTCCAGTTCGTAGGCGAGTTCGCGTGCACCCCAAACCTTCTCGCACGCCCGACAGAACGCCCGCGACTCGTCGATCAGACTCTTCTCCGGGTTCCTCGGGGACTCCACCACCAGAGGCCGCGGGTAACGTTCCCCGTCCCTCCACCATTCCGTCGCACCACACGCCGGGCACGCGTCAGGAAGATCCTTCGTGCGGGGGGGTTCGAGCTCGCGGCGGATCTGGCCGGCCCAACCGTGCAGGATCTTCGCGCGGGCGGCACGGTCAGCGTCCGTCCGAACACCCTGATTCCATGCCACATACCAGGAACGCAACGTCCGGGCCGGGCTGCCCTTGTGGATCGTCGCCTTCACGTCGTGTGCCCAGTCCGTGATCTGCGCACTGATCCGGGTGAACAGCATCAGCGCACCCGAGTTGATCGGTACGCGCTGATTGGGAAGCGACTTGGCGCCCTCCCGTGAGAGGGAGAACCGGATCTCAATCTCGAGCCGGTCCAGGAGTGCCGCGTCGACCACGAGGCATGTGAACTTCGAGTCCGGGATGGACTGGTGCAGGGTGACGGGTTTGGTGAGTGCGTCGATGGCGTCGAGAAGGTCGTCAACGTCAACGGTCATCCGTTGACCTCGCTTTCGTGATCGCGGGCTTGATGTTCGAGCAGATCCCACAACGCCGCGGGTTGCCCATGCTTCGTACCGTCTGCGGTGAACAGTTCGCCACACGCACACCGGTACCCGTCAGGTGTTCTCAATCAGACTCCAGACCGGTCGATTAGGTGTTTGGGTCAACGGGTGCGGCCCGCGCTTCGGGGAAGCGGCGGGCCGGGTCGGCGTTCTGTCGATAGGTCATGCGGCCTTAGTCTCGGCGAAGCTCGCGAGGTACTTGGCGAACTCCATCTGGAACCATGCACTCTTCTGAAGGCCCTCGATGAAGTGGGTGCGGTCGTTGGCGGCGAACATCTGCGCGACCTCGGGGCGGGTGGCGATCTTCGTGATGAAGTCGACGAGGATGAGCGCGAGGCTGTGGTTGTTCCGGGCGTACTCGGCGCTGATTTCCCCGGCGTCGACGAGCTGCTGGATCTCGGGGGCGATGGTGGTGTAGTCGCTGTTCGTCATGTATGTACTATAACCGTTAGAGCGCACGAGCGCAATAACTGTTAGAGTGTTTTTCATGAGCACTCTTGAAGACCTCGCGAAGGCATCCGAGGCGATACGGAACCTTGACGAACGCCGCAAACAGCAGCAGTCGTACCGAGACAAGCTGATCCGCAAGGCCGTGAACGAGGGCATCGGCTGGGCCGCGATCCGACGCGCAACAGGAATGCTCGACCGGTCGCTGCAGCTCGCGCTTAGACGCACCGACCCGTCCAAGTGAAGGCCGCGAAGGTCACGCACTCGAGTGCTCCTGTGTGCTAACCGCCGCGACAGCTGCGCGAATCCACTCGAACTCGACCCGGGAGAACAGCGCCTCGTACTCGGCGTCCGTCAGCGCCCGGCCGATTCGCACCTCGCAGAATGCCCGATAGGCGGTCTGCGTCCTGCTCTCCATGTCAGGCATCTGCACTCCGAATCGTGTGTTCGGGAGTCTGGCGCTCAGAATCTGTCAAGGAGTCTTGACAAACAGGCCAGTTGTCAAGGAACCTTGACGCATGGAATCCGAAGAGAACCCCCTCGACCTCATCGACCGCGCCGCAGCGCTCTACGCCCCCGATGAGACCTGGACCGGCACCCTCACGGGATTCGCCAAGCTGCTCGAACTCGTGGAGGCCGACATCCTTGAGCACGTCACCCTTGCCCGTGAGGAGGGCGTGTCGTGGGAGGCGATTGGTGCCGCGCTTGGCGTCACCCGCCAGGCCGCGCACGCCCGGTTCAACGACTCGATGAGGTTCGGCGGCGCTCACAATTGACGCGGTCATTGCTGTTCTCCTGTCGTGTCAGCCGGAGTGGTGATGCGGGGCATGGCTCGCTCGATCCACACGCTCTGGCGGGTGTATCGGCTGACCCACCACGCCGCCGCGACGGCCTGCCAACGCCACCGGTACGAGGTGCCCCGTGCCGACCACTCGGTGCCCTCCCAGACCGTGAACGGTCGTTCGATCGGCTTGCGATGCCGGATCACTGCGCGTGCTCGCAGGTAGTCCTCCCGCTGCTTCCACTTCACGGGGTCGTCGTTCTCATTCCAACGCGCCATCACTCGGCTTCTCCTGTCGTGTCAGCCGGAACCGCCCGGACCTCGACGCGCCAGAGTCCGACCGGCCAGTCCTCGTCGAGTCGGATCGTGATGTACGTGCCTGCCGGAGGGGGCGGGCCGTCATGGTCGGGGCACTCGCAGTCTTCGAGCCCGCAGTAGGGCTCTCGCTCGATGCCGTCTTCCCAGGCGGCGGTGCGGATTTCGCCGGTCATCACCTGCGCGCTCATTTCGTGTCTCCTTCTTGGTCACTAACCCCAGACGAAACCGCCAGCGCCGCGCGGATGCTTCGGCAGATGTGGTCCCGCTGCGCCTGAGTGGTCTGCGCGAGCAAGTACCCGTAGGCGTCCACGATCTCGGCGAGCGTGAGTTGGTCGGCGCGGGAGATGCGCTCGGGTGTGTAGCGGAGCTTCCACCCCAGCCCGTGCTCGTCGTCACTCTCCAGCGCGGGTCGGACCCATACGCCGCCACCCTCGATCGCGATTCGTTCGGTCACGGTTGGTCTCCTTCTTGGTCAGCCGGAGCGGGCGGGGCGCAGGGCGGCACGTCGAACCGCTTCCACGCCTTCCGCGCCTTGTGGTCCATGTGGATGCCGACGTGACCGCGGGGCTCACCGCACACCAGAAGGTCGGCCACGTCCTCAAGCACTCCGAATGACGCGAAGGTGGCTCTGCACTTCTCGGTCATTTCGTGTCTCCTTCTTGGTCACTAACCCCAGACGAAACCGCCACCCACTGCACCGGTTCGCATCTCGGCCCGCACCAGCACTGACCGCCGTCGTACTCGTGAGTCATGGCGGTCATTTCGCCGCTCACTGGTTGTCTCCGAGCCATTCGGTGAGCGCGTCACGCACTGCGCGGGCGGCATCCTCGGTCAGGTGCATGCGGCCCAAGGTGCCCTCCCGGCCAAGCCACACCTTCCGTTCGCTCGCCAGGCTCGACTCCTGAACCGTCACGGTGTACTCCGGCTGACCGCGGTAGTCCCTATTCGGGATCTCCCACACGCCGAATCCGCGCGGCGTCTCTTTGCGTTCGGTGCTCATTGGTTGTCTCCTTCGGGTGAACTACAGAACTGTTGATTGGTAGCCGGGGCCTGCAGAACCATCGCGCGGGCGCCCGAGAAGGCAATCGACAGCGCCAACTTCAACGCCTCATGGTCGGGCTCATCCCAACGATTTGCCCCGGCTACCAAACGCGAAACCGTCGCCTCGTCAGAGCCGATCTTCACGGTCACTTCGATTCGCTTCTGCATCATCTATTCCGTTCTATGTAGGTGGTCATGCGACGTCCCAATCCCCGAACATGGACACCTGCAGGGGCTTGCGCACGCGGGCGAGAATCAGCGGCAAATGGTCCGCTTCGAGCTCGATCAAGTCGACCTCCATGCCCTCCATGAGAGCGGCCTCACCGGTCGTCCCCGAGCCCGCGAATAGGTCGAGGACTCGGCCGTTGGGGCGTGTCACCAGCCGCACAAGCCACCGCATGAGATCGAGCGGCTTCACCGTCGCATGCTGCACACCGTCGACCTCGGGACGCTCCGTCCCGGGTGCCTTCCCTTCGTAGCGGAACGTCGGGAAGAACCGCGATGCGCCGCCCGAGTCGCCATAGGTGCCAGTAGCGGTGCGCGCGTTGAATACTCCATATGCCGCGCCCTGCCGTTTCGCGCCATCCTTGACGGGCGCCATCCTGCCGCTAGTGAGGGTGCCCGACTGTCGATCGAGTTCCGCAGCTTGCGACTCGTCTAGTACGACGTTCGTGGGCCAGCGCCCGAGTTCACTCTGGTTCGGCGTGAACTCCGTTCTCCCCGTCCCAGTTGCAGTGTCGGCAGACTCCGTCGACGGGCTCGCAGAGGTATCCGTCGTCGAGGCAGTGGTAGATGGTCCGGTCGCTGATGTTGTAGCTGATCCCCATGTCTGAGCCTTCCCCGCAAGGGCGCCCGAGCGCGCCGTGGCGACACCTCCGGGCTTCGCCGACTCCTTGTCGGCATCCGATGTGAATGCGACGCGCGAGGCGTCAATGTTCAGCGCTCCGGTGCCGTGCGCTAGGACGTTCGCCGCGACGGTCCCGGCCAGCGGCTTGCGAGCCACGATGATCGGCTCGAACGCGGGCTTCAGTGCGGTGCCCCATCCCTGCCACCGTCTTGCGTCATCGGTAGCGGGCTCGTCTCGCAGTACCCCGGGGTCGATCTCCCGTCGCCCTTTGCGCCCTCCCGGCTCCATGGCGCGCGGCGTTACCCGTCTCGTCGTTCGACCGGTTACCTCGCGCTCAGCACCCTGGCTGGCATCAATCGCCTTTGAGACGTCGAGCGACTTGGGGAACCCGGAGCCGTAGAGCCACGCGATCGAGTCGCGCACCTCGAACCCTGCGTCCTCGATCGCCACAGCGATCCGGTGCCACGTCCGCGAGCCGCCGAACGACAGCAAATGCCCGCCGGGCTTGAGCACCCGGTATACCTCACGCCACATCTCGACGTCGTACGCGATGCCGGACGAGTCCCAACCCTTGCCCATGAACCCGAGCTCGTAAGGCGGGTCCGTCACAACCGAGTCGAACGTGTTGTCGGCGAACGTCGGCAGGATGTCCTTGTTCGAGCCGTGCCACAGTCGCAGGCCCGCATCTTCGTAGTGCAGGGTCATCGTCTTAACTCCCAACCTCTGGTTCTGTAGCCTGTTCGTCGTCGTTGTAGAGCACGGGCCGCAACGGGGTTGGGTGGGCGCAGATGATGCGCCGCCACCACTGCACGTGCTCCCAGGCCCCGTTGCGTTTGCGGATGGGTGCTCCGCAGCAGATGCAGTAGCGGCGGCGCGTCATTACTCCCCCTCGTTCATGCGACCCAAAGTTCCCGCTCCGGCGGCGACAAGACCGCCCGGCAATCCGTGCAGATCACGGTCAGCCTGCGCGGGGAGGGCATCAGCCGTCCGCACCGGGCACACACCCGGGACTCGTTGCGCTTCGTCATCAGAACGGCTCGTCCGCGGCCCAGCCCGACCCGGCCGTCGCCGTAGCCCACGGCTCGGGAGTCTGGGCGGGCGCTGCGGAACCGCTACCCGCGGCACGAGTCACCTGAGCGGTCGCGTAGCGGAGCGATGGGCCGATCTCGTCGACCTCGAGCTCGATTGTGGTGCGGTTGTTGCCCTCACGGTCCTGGTACGAACGCTGCTTGAGGCGCCCCGACGCGATGACCCGCGTCCCCTTATGCAGCGACCCGGCGACGTGTTCCGCGAACTCGCGCCACACCGACGCGCGGAGGAACAAAGCTTCCCCGTCGACCCATTCGTTCTTCTGCCGGTCGAACGACGATGGGGTGGATGCGATGGTGAAGTTCGCGACGGGAAGCCCGTTCTGCGTGTAACGCAGCTCGGGGTCGCTTGTGAGGTTGCCCACGACGGTGATGATCGTTTCGCCAGCCATTACTCTGTGTCCGTTCTCTTCTGTCTGTTTGCGGGCAGGCCGGCGCGACGCCGAACCACCCCCACGTACTGCTTGAGCTCGCCGGTGCGTTCCGCCACGACGGCGTCGGATAGTCCGGCGCGCACTGCCTCGAGCACTCGTTCCTGTCGCGACTGCGGTTTGACCACTTCTGTGATCGCTGCGACGAGGAGGTCTTCGACGCTCACCCCTCTGGCGTCGGCGGTAGTTGCGAGGCGCCCCCATACCGTGTCGGGCAGTCCTACCGACTTCACGATTTCCTCTTATCCACAGGGGTTCGCGTATTAGGAACAGAAGGATTTAGCCCCATGTCTTGGAGGCGTATCGTTCCGTTCCGTACCGTCCCGTACCGTGCCATTGGCCGGGCTACGGGTATCGCATATGCGATCGCATTGGCCATGCCATTCACCCCCACCTTGCTTCGGCGCCCTTGCGGCCCGCGGCGGACAGTTGCGCGGCCTTCTCTTCCGCTGTCTGCCGTGAGGGCTGGTGGGCGTAGTAGTTGTGGATCACCCACCCGTCACCGTGTGCCTCGAAGAGGCCCGCTTCGACGAGGATCCGTGCGTCTGCCGGTGTGCCGTGGACTGCCCGGAGTACGCCGCGCCGGATAACTCCGTCCTCGAGGTGTGCGCCGGAGTAGGCGAGCGCGAACAGGTAGACGGCGATCGCGGCTTTCCCCTTCGTGCCGTGGGTCTCGACTACCTCGAGGATTTTTGGGTTGACGTAGATGTCTGTGTCCATGCGGAACCAGGGAAGCCCTGACGCCATCTAGTGCCCCCGATCGGCGGACGAGGCGTGGCATTCGCACCGGTAGTCGTTGGTGCACTTGAATGGGTTCTTGCAGCACCGGATGTGACAGCGCCCCCATGCCACGTGGGGTTGTGTGGTGGGGGCGTGGCGGGCGTTGATGACGCCAGGGCGGACAGCTTCAGCCATCGGATACCTCCCAAAGACTGAGTTCGAAGTGTGGGGTGGCGCCCTTCTCGTACCGGATCGCCGGCATCCGCTTGACCATGTACTGCGGGGTGTCGTCGGGGACGATCCCGGCGTCCACGAGCCCGTCGCAGATCGGTTTCAGCGTGGCGACAAGGTTCTCTTCGTCGCGGCGCCTTATGTCTTTGACGACATAAACGAGACCCACTTCGATTCGCGGTGCGGGTGGGACGTGGCGGGTCATCGTGGCGGTGAGCGCCCGGATCTCCGCTGTCTTCTTGGCCTTTGCCATGTGGTGCAGGCGATCGTTGAGCGACAGTGGCGCTTTCGACCAGGGGAACTCGAACGAGTGGACAGTCACGACACGTCCAGTGGGGTGACGGAAAGGTCGGACATGAAGTGGTGGGCGCCGCACCCGTCCGGCAGTTCGCAGTCGAACAGCTGGTAGTTGGGCATGGCGTGCACCCATCCGGCACAGAGGTATGTGCCGAGTCCGCAGGGTGCTACGACGAGGTACGCGGCGGGGTCGGGGGGCCGGTGGCCCCATTTCCCGGCGGGGTGATTCCTGCCCTCGCAGGCGGGCATCTCCTCGAGCACCACATCAACGACGATGTCGGTGTCTTCGGCGATCATTTCCGTGCCGCCTTGTCTCTCAGGTACTTCCGCTGCTTCGGCGTCATGCCGGCGAAGATGCCGTGGCGTCGCTCCACGTCTTGTGCCCACTCGAGGCAGTCCATGCGGACGGGGCATCCCGTGCAGATTTCCTTGGCTTTCCGTTCCGCACGGGTGTCGCCCGGGTCGGGAAAGAACACGTCAACGGGCATTCCCGCGCAGGTTGCGTCTTCGCGCCAGTCACGCATTCGCGGCCCCCGATTCGGACCAGTGGTCGACGTTGGACGTGCCGAGTTCGGCGCGCTTCCCGGCGAGGGCGTCTGCGACTCGCTGGATACCGTCGATGCCGAGACGCTTCGCGTGCGCCTCGATCGCGTCAAGCTTCTCGGCGTCGGCCGCCTGCCCGATCGCGGCAACTGCGGCGTTGATCTTGTCCTGTGCGGTTGCCGGTTCCGGCCCTGCGTGGTCTGCGTGGACTGTCGCGTGCGTCCGTTCCCCGGTTCCGTCCGCGAGGCCCAGCTGGTCCCAGAGGGCTTCGACGGTGAACTTCGGGATGGGGCGGGGTGCGTCCAGTTGCACTCGAGCGGACTTGACCCCGGTGAGGAGGAACTGTCCCCGTTCGCGCATCTCGATGATCGCGGACGCGTCGAAGGGGAGTGACTTGTGTCCCTGCACCTTCCACTCCTTCTGTGTGGTGGGTTGCCCGTTCTCCATGACCGCGACCGGGTCGAGTCGGGCGGTGACGATGACGGGGCCTTGGTGTTCGCGCAGCGCATCCATGACGTCTTGCCACTGGCCGGCCGCGACGTTCCACAGGTCCGTGCTGATCGTGAAGTCACCGTTCGGGTTGCGGCGCCCCTTGGCCCGCTTGTTGGCGATCGCCTGCATGTTGTCGCCGATGAGGTTCCACAGGCGCGTCATCGAGTCGACGACGATCAGCGTCGGGGTCTCCCCTGCCGGTTCCGCGACGGCTTCCCGGATGGCGGTGAGGATTCCGGGGTAGGTTCCGTCGTGAACGACGATGTCGAAGTCCGCGCCTGGGATGAGGGCGTATTCGTCGGGGTCGTCTTCACCGATGCCGATGTAGAACGTCCGCCCCACGAGTGGTGAGGCGGACGCGGAGATTGCGGCCCAGGATTTCCCGGCCTTCTCTCTTCCTGCGAGGAGGAGGATCGGCCAGGAGGGTTTGCCTGTGGGCTTGCGGGTGTTGAGTGTCATGGTGTCCTCGTGAAGTCGTAGAGGCAGTGGTCGCAGAGCCCTTCGGGCCCCACGGTGGTTCTTCCGTCGCGGGGACAGTCGGCCCAGATACGCGGGTCGTCGGCGAACAGCGGGTGGTAGATGGATCCGGGACCCTTCCCGAGCTCCGCGATCGCTTCCGCCTCAGTGAGCGCTTCCCACCGGGCTTGCGCTTCGAGGACGTCGCGTACCCCGTCCCAGTACCCGGCCCGGTGTCCCTGATGCCAGGACGTGCCCATGCGGTTCTTGAACGGTTCCCAGGAGCGTGTTTCGGCGCGCGCTTGGGTGAGTGCGTGGTCGGCGCGGATCTGCCGCATATCGACCGTGATCGTGTCATTCATATGCGGCGCCTCCGCTCGGGTGCGGGGTCTTCGTGTACGCCTTGTAGGCGACGTTGCGGAGGATGAGGTGGGGGCAGAGGGCGCCGCGTCCGTGGTCGTGTTCGGGGGTGTTGCGGTGTTCGGACCATGCCTTTTCGGCTTCGGCGTGTTTCTCGAGGGCGCTAGGCATCGGTGGCCTCCATGTGTTCGTGGAATGCGAGTTCTCCGGCGAGGGTGTCGGCTTGCAGGCGGGCGTCTTCGGCCCATGCTGCGAATCGTGCTGCGGCGTGGGGTTGGCCGGTTTGTATGGCTTCGTCGCGGAGTGCGGTGAGGAGTCGGGCGGCGCCTTCGGCTTCGCGTAGGTGGGTGCGTGTCTCGTCGGCGGTCACGGTTTCTCCTTCACGACCGGCGCGTGGTTTAGAGCCCACCTGATCGTTGCGAGGTCGATGCTGCACACTTCGTTGATCTCTTCCACGGTCCAGCTGTGGTTGACCCATAGGGCGCGGATGGCGGCGGCGCGGACGGGTGGTGTTCCGGTGCTGGCGAGGGCGATGAGGTTCATGAGCCACGCGTCAGGGGCGTTCACTTCGGGCCACCGCGCTTCCGCTTCCGGCGCTTGGCTAGGGCCTTCTTGTGCTTCGGGTCGTTGCGGTGCGCCTCACGCCGCTCCGCTTCGATCTGCTCAGGCGTCTTGCGCGGACGGCTGTAGTAGTGAGCGAACGCGCGGAACACGGCGTCGAATTGGTCGTCCGTGCTCATCGTCCGTTCCGTTCGAGGAGGTCGAGTGATCCGAGCGAGTCGGGGTGGTCCTCGGGGATCTCTTCGATGGATGCGAACGCGATCGCGCAGCACGCGAAGCTGACCCCGAGGATCCAGAAGATGCCCCCAAAGGCGACCGCTCCCGGGATCATCCCGAGAGCGGCGAGCAGGAACCACACAGCGATACGGTTCACGTGTTCCTCCCCAAGGTCTCGTCGAGGCGTGCGATCACGTTGCGCGCGATCTCGCGTCCGTCGATCTCGTTGCTCGGGTTGACGATGGTGGGGCTCACACGGATGGGGTTTCCGGTCACGATCACTCCCCCGCGTCCGTCGACGTAGCGGACGTAGCGGGTTTCGGTCCAGTCGCGGCGCCAGGGTGACCCCGGCTGGTTGTTGCGGCGGCGGAACCATGCGGGCTTGGTCTTCATCTGTTGTCCTCTCGTAGGTCGCGCTCGAAGACGGCGTGACCGGGGCGAAGTGTTTCGGTGTGGACGACGCCCGCGTGGCGGGACCACGGGGCGTCAGCGGAACGTGAGTACCAGGCGCACATCACGCACGACACGACGGCGGTTGCCCGGTACATCAGTCGCCCCTTGAGACCCACCGGGCGACGGCGATCGTGACTGCGAGTAACGACGCGACGATGGCTGCGACGGCGATAGTGATGACGGCGACGATGACCCATCCGAGCGCACCGGTTTCGGGGATTTCCATGTTCGGCAGTGAACGCACGAGCGCGTACCCGGCCCCAATGAGGCCGGCGAACAGTGTCCCGGCGGCGGTGGCGCGAGTCCTACGCTTCAGGGCCACGGTCATGCCTCTCCGTGACAGCAGCGAGCTCCACCCCGTCAGACCGGAGGTTCACCCCGATCAACGCGATAGCGGCACCACCGAACAGCACGATGATGGCCTTGGGGCTCCCGACGACCGTGAGCGTTATCAGCCCGTAGAGGAGGAACGTGGCTCCGATGAGGATGAATGCCCAACCCATGACACGGGCGAACTTGGCGTACCGGCGGTCGCGGCGGATCTGCTTGCGGTAGTCCATGACATCACCGCGCGTTTCCCCACTCAGCGCGGGGCCAGCGGCGGTCAAACGCCTTCTGCCACGCCATGTACCGGTCGTTGCCGTACTCGCGCCGATACTCGGTGCGCAGCTTCCCGCGCATCTGCCGCAGGTAGATCACCTTCGCGCCAGCACGTCGTGACCATTCCGAGTCGGTGAGGTCTGTGACGGCGCGGCGGCGCAGCTGATTCGCGACGACCCGGCGCAGACGGGACACCGCTTCCAGCGCGACCTCGATGCCGTGTTCGCGGATCATCGCCCATGCGGTGCCCTCATCCCACACAGCATTGGAGAGGGTGCTCATGAGGTCTCGGGCGGGGTCGTCCCACTCGACGTCCTCGGGGGCAAGCGTCACATCGCGGTACATCAGTCGGTCTCTTCGTTGCTGGTCTGCAAGTCGACCTCGGGAATGATCCGCTCAGGCGCGAACCGGACCTGATAGTGGTACGCGGAAACGTCACTCGACTCCAACTGCTCAACAAAGAACGATACGTTGTCGGAGAGGCCGAGGAAGTGCTTCTTGTAGGCGTCGTCGCCGATCTTGCAGGTCACTTCGAGCGCCCCCGCAGCCATGCTGTCCGTGGTCTCGATGGAGCAGCGCCCCTCGATCTCCAACAGGTACTTGTCCGTGATCCCGTTGAAGAACACGATGCGGCGGTTGAGTTCGAAGTTCTCCGCCTCCTGAGACAGGTTGTACGACGTCGTGTCAGCCGCCGAGGAACAGCCTGCGAGTCCGACGACCGCGCCGACCGCAAGCACCGCGCCGAAAGCCTTGGTTGCGTTCTTCATATCTCCACCTCTCGTTGGCACCATTCGATGCGTGCGCGCCGCAGACTGGCCTGCGGTGTACTACCTGGTTCGCGCGGCCCCATAACCCAGAGGCATCGGTTCCGGGACGACTAACCCCCAGCCAACGGAGTCTCTAACCCAGACTTCCCCGGTTCCGCGGTCGTGCTCATACCCGCGGACAGTCGTATGTATTTACAGAGCCACATCGGGCTCATAAGCTGTCAGGAGCCGCCAAGCAACCTGACAACTGATCTCCACACCCCGCGATCGCCACACCTGTCAAACGGTCAGCGCGAACGGGACCAAACGTGGTCGCCTATGTAGTTGTGTGCCCTGTCCCGTTTGTGGTCCGTCCACGCGCGCCTCTGACTGAGGGGGCCGGGACTGGGCTGTCTGGATTTGAGTGCGCTAGCGCCTGGTGAAGGGCCTCTAGCGCCGGGGTTAGGTGGTTGCCTGTAGTTCCCGGATCATTCGGGCGGCGTGGGCGCGTTCGTCCCTTGCCTCACACAGGGCGATCTCGGCCGACACGATGTCGTCTTCGCGGGCGGCGAGGACCGACTGCCAGTACTCGAGCGAGCTCATGACGCAGCCTCGATCTCGCGGGCGGGCTTGAGCCGCTTCTGGTTCCACTCGTCCAGGTCGGCGGCGTAGAACGCGTTGCGGCGCCCGTGCTTGTAGTACGTGGGCCCGACGCCCTGGCTGATCGCGTTGTACAGGGTTTGGACGCCGATGCCGCAGTATTCGGCGGCTGCTTTCGACGTCAGCACCGGGCCGGTCACTCTGCACGCTCCTGCGCGGGAACGCCTGTCACCTGAGAGATGCTGTGGCCGGCGTCGAACGGAAGAAGATGCGGCCGTTCAAGCCAACGACGCAGGTTGTTGTAGCCGAGGCCGGTGCGTCGCGCCAGCCATCCGGGGGTCAATCCCTCAGCCTTGAGGAATGCCCGCACGCGGGTAACGAAAGATTCAGCGGGGCTAACGCTGAGGGCCTGTCGAGAGGTCATGCCTCCACTGTAGGGGGAGAAATCTCCACGCGCAAGACAGAAAAATCTTTTTCTGGTTCGTGTATCACGGAGTGAGGTGGAGTCTCCTACAACTCAGACACACCACATACCAACCCGAATCGGATTCAGACAATGAACGCAACGACCGCTAACATGGGCAAAATGGGGCACACCAATGAGGAGCGTGTCGCCGCCGCACTCCGCCGTCTCCGTGTCGAGATCGAAGCGCAGTACGGGTCGGTGACGGCGATGGCGCCGCACCTGACCACGGTCAAGAAGCACGCTCTCCTCGACAACCTCAACGGCACGTCGATGCCGAAGTTCAACGTCGTGATGGAGATCCTTGAGCTGCTAGATCTTCCTTACGACGAGCTCATGCGACGAGCTGATGCCGATCTGAGGGCTCAGCGTAAGTCGGAGTGAGTGCTACTGCGCGGTCGAAGTCGATGCAGGGCTGTCCGATGCGTACGAATGGGCATGCTTTCGCGCACGGCTCCCCCGCGCCGCAGACTTTGACGGATCCGTAGTCGTTGTTCCCAAACATTGCTTCCCCCGAGTTAAGCGTTGCCTTCTTGGCCGGGGTGAGGTCACTGCGTGGGAAGTGCCGGCGGAAGGTCTTGTTGCGAGGGTATGGGATGGTTCCGACAGCGAAACCGCAAGATTTCCTTAAGCGGCGGGTTTTGTCCCCCATGCGGGGGACAAAATGTACCGGTTGGACTGTAACGATCTGGTCACGCTGCGTTTATGGTTCGTTAGGATTCGTGATCTGTACCTACAGATGTGGTAAGTAATTCACTCTGGCTAGCGATCTCTCCCGGTCTTGCGGGTGTGGGTACACCTCGCCTACCCTCTAGAGACGGCCCGTCCCGAAGGCTCGGGAATCTGGTGCCGTGGAGGGGTTCTGTGGGTACAGATGGGTGGCAGACTGAAGCGCATGCCGAACCAGCCGCGAACGACGGCCCGCAACATCCGCATCCCGGACGAACTGTGGGCAGATATGAAGTTCATCGCCGCTGCGGAGGGTTACGAGGGCGGTGTGAGTGCGATGACGCGTGAGGATTACGAGGGCCGGCGTGAGGTGTTCGAGCGGGCGCATGGTCCGATCGACCGGGAATCGGCCGCGTACCGAGCCGCACAGAAGTAGTGGATTATCAGTCCGGGGTGGAGTAAACTCCTCCTTTAGAGACAGAAGCCCCGCGCCTGCTGGACACAGGCCGGGGCGATGGCCGACTAGATAGGAGTCGACATGACCACTGTACGAGACGAAGCCCGCGCCGCGCTCGCGGAATGGGACGACCGACCCTTCTGGGTCACTGAGTCGATGGCTCAGGAACGTGCGGTCTCCGCTCTCCGTGGCCTGCTCGAGCACGTCGTCTTCCTGGAGGAGAACCGACTCCCGGGGCTGGAATCCGACGCCGCGAAGTTGGAGGCCGCGCTGGCGGTTCCGGTGTTTCCCGGGCACGCGGAAGAAGCCCTCGATGAAATCCTTCAGATTCTGAAGAGGGACGCATCATGAGCGCTGACCGAATCGAGGTCTACGCGAACTCGAAGCCCGCAGACCCGGCCCAACTAAAGGTCGGCGACATCGTCACGATCCACCTCCTGGACGGGACCACGGTGCAGTCACAGGTCACGGCGCGCTACTACATGGACTGCCGCATCACGCTCGCGCCGCTCGTGCCGGGCTACGTGGTGGAGCCGTAAGATGCCGCGGCCCCCTCTTCCCCTTGAGACGTGGGGGAACATCAACCGGACCACGCACAACGGGAAACCCGCCGCACGCGCCTACTACCGCGACTCGGACGGTGTCACCCGGAAGATGCTCCGCACCGGTAAGACGCACGCCGCCGCCGAAAACGCACTCAAGGAAGCGCTACGCGACCGTCTCGCGCCGGCCGGTGACCTCATCACCCGCGACTCCACCCTCGAACAACTCGCCGCCGCATGGAAGGTGGAACTCCTCGACGACAAGAGACTGTCGGACGGGACGAAACGCACCTACCAGGAGGCGTTGAAGACGATCCTGCGGGGTTTGGCGGGGGTCAGGGTGGCGGAGTGTACCCCGGCGAAACTGAACCGGTACATTCAGGCGGTTGCGAAGACGACACCGGGTGCGGCACGGTCGGTGCGGATCGTGCTGAAGCACCTCATGGCTCATGCGGTGTATGCGGGCGCGATTGACAGTAACCCTGTGGGTGAGACGAAGACGGTGGCGCGGACGTCGCCTACGGTGAAGGCGCTCCGGGCGGATGATGTGGGGGCGATCCGGGATCTGCTCGAGGCGTGGGATGCGGGGGCGGATAAGTACGGGCGTCCCCGGAACGGGAGCCTGCGGGACACGATGGACATGTATGCGGCGACTGGGGGGCGCACGTCGGAAGTGCTCGCGCTCAGGTGGACGGACTTCGACTTCGACAGCCCCCAACCCACGGTGACGTTCAACGGGACCGTCGCGAGGGCTCTTGACGGGAAGCTGGTTATCAAGGAGCAGATGAAGACGGACAAGTCGCGGCGTCAGTTGGAGTTGCCGCCGTTCGTGGTTCCGATGCTGACGGGGCGTGCACGGCGGGCGTATAACGAGCTCGTGTTTCCGTCTGCGGCTGGTACGCCGCGGTGGCCGGATAATTTGCGGCGGGATTGGAAGGCGGCGCTTGACGGTTCCGCGTATGCGAAGGTGACGCCGGGTGCGTTTCGTAAGGCTGTGGCGACGGCGCTCGCGGAGGAGCATGGTGTGGAGGCGGCGCGTGACCAGTTGGGGCACACGTCGTTCGGGAATTTGAAGCATTACGTGGAGCAGGCGTCTCGGGGGCCGGCTGCGGCAGCGACCGTACAGAAGCTCCTCACGAACGGAGAGAACGACGCATCATGAGCCTGACCGACGATGCGCGCTCTGCGCAGGCCGCCCTGGGCCGATGGATGGATGCCTTCGACCCGGACACACTCGGCGACAATCCGGCCGAATTTGACGACTGGCTCGTCCTGAAGAATGCCCGTGACGTCATCGGGTCGCTGCTCACGAAGCTTGACATGGTGCGCGAAGAGCGCAACATGGCGATCCAGCAGTCGGAGCAACACGGCGCGACGTGCGAGTGA